TTTTTGGCTGACGCCAGTCCAGCTTATCGAGGAGCATTGCCAGTTGCGAGCGGGTAATGGATACCTTGCCGTCACGCACAGCAGGCCAGATAAACTGGCCTTCCTCCAGGCGTCTGGTGAACAGGCACAGACCATCAGCATCAGCCCACAGGATTTTAATCATGTCACCCCGTCGGCCACGGAAGATGAACAGGTGACCGGAGAAGGGATTATCATTCAGCACATGCTGTACCTGTTCACCCAGCCCGTTGAAAGACTTACGCATATCGGTTATCCCAGCAACGAGCCAGATGCGGGTGCCTGACGGGAGTGAGATCATCGTCCCCTCCCGGTCAGTTCACGGATCAACACTGTGAGCAGCTCTGGTGAAGGATTTTCCAGCGTCATGTTACCGTGACGGAACTCCACCTTGCAGGAGCTGGCACTAACAGTAGTCTGAGTAGATAAAGACGAAGTAAGAGCAGCCACAGGTTCTTTCGGCTCATCCGGCGTTATCTCCACAGGTAATAATTCAACGCCAGTGTCAGAAGAGGTTGTTACCGGAAGACGCCGCGATATGCGCCCTTCGTTCTGCCAGAGCCTGAGCCATTTGAACAGCAGGTTATCATTGATATCGTGTTCCCGGGCAATACGGGCAACAGAGGCTCCTGGTTGTGAAGCCAGTTTAACCATTTGAAGTTTAAACTCATTTGAAAATGATCTGCGGGGTTCTGCAGATAATGCTTTCTGTTCCATAACAGGTGTCCACTAGTTGAAAAGGTGGGCACCTACGTTACCAATACAGGCTTAATGGCTACATACGGCGGTCAGTTTACGCTTACGGCCAGCGATACATACTGAGAACCTTTATCACTGTGATGGACCGTGCCGGACGGTCGACGGGCCCATAACGCCTGCTCCAGAGCATCCAGCACGAATGTCGTTTCCATGGACGATGAGACCCGCCACCCCACGATGTATCCGGCAAACACATCAATAATGAACGCCACATAGACGAAGCCCTGCCATGTGCTGACGTAAGTAAAATCAGCCACCCACAGCTGGTCAGGTCGTTCTGCCACGAACTGACGGTTTACGCGGTCGCCTGCGGCAACGGCTTTCCGGCTGATGGTCGTACGGACCTTTTTACCCCGGAGAACACCGGCAAGTCCCATAACCGCCATGAGACGTGCCACAGTGCATCTGGCCACTCTGATACCTTCCCGTAACAACTGACGCCAGACTTTACGCACACCGTATACCTGATGATTCCCATCGTATACGCGCAGTATCTCTTTCTTCAGCCAGTCATCGCGCTGCGCACGGGCACTGCGTTTATCAGGATGATGTCGCTGTTGCTGACAGTGGTAATACGTTGACGGGGCAATATGTAGTTCACTGCATACCGGTCCGACCCCGTACAGCTTACGCAGCTTATCCAGCAGTGGCATCACTTTTTCCAGAGGCGGTCGAACTCCGCCTTCGCAAAATAAGCGGAAGCCTGGCGAAGGATATCGTTACTGCGGCGCAGTTCACGATTTTCACGTTCCAGCTCTTTCAGACGCTGACGTTCAGCGGTGGTGAGCCCGCCATCACCGCCTCCGGTATCCCGCTCATGCTGGCGTACCCAGACACGCAGAGTCTCCGGTATACAGCCAATCTTTGGGGCAATGGAACAAATTGCCGCCCACTGTGAGTCATATTCGCCCTGACTTTCCAGAACCATACGAATCGCCCTCTGACGGACTTCGGGGGAAAAACGAGTATTTTTAGTCATCCTGTTTACCTCTTTCTCAGGGAGTTTAGTCTCCAGGATTCCCGGGGCGGTTCAGTTCTTTAATCTGCTTCATGGCGGCAGCAAGTTCAGAGGCAGGAACAACCTGTTCTCCGGCGGCCACAGCAGTAAGACTTCCTTCCTGGTATTGCTTACGCCAGAGAAATAACTGGCTGGCTGCTACACCATGTTGCCGGGCAACGAGGGAGACCGTCATCCCCGGTTCAAAGCTCTGCTGAACAATTGCGATCTTTTCCTGTGTGGTACGCCGTCTGCGTTTCTCCGGCCCTAAGACATCAATCATCTGTACTCCAATGACTAGTCTAAAAACTAGTATTAAGACTATCACTTATTTAAGTGATACTGGTTGTCTGGAGATTCAGGGGGCCAGTCTAGAAATGGCTCGCCCTGTCCTGTGACGTCCAGGTGGCTGAGCTGTCACGCCATTTCGAACCGTAATAACCGATACCCCGAATGTCCGGGTCTTCTTCCGGTTTGTTCGTCGGCACATTCACCCCGTTCTCATCGGTCATGAACGGTACGAAATGGATATTCTTTTCCGTTTTATTTTTATAGCTGCCGTACACCGTCTGGTACGTGGATTCGTTCTTCTGCTTCCAGAAATACGTCGTGTCCCCGCATATCCAGGGAACACCGCCAGCAGAGCCACCGACGCACTGGCCTGCCATATCCGCCAGGTCTGCACGGAATTTATCAACCAGCGCACCAAACTGTGCGGCATGATTTGCCGGCGTACCGCCAAAATCAAATTCCCCCTGCATCCACACCACGGCAAACAGCACATTTTTCGGGTTCTTCTCCAGTGCCGCTTTTGTTCGACCGATAAGGTCCTTATACAGCGGCTTGTCCACACCCCAGCGGGTTGAATTCTCCGAGGCACCACTCGCGTCACTGTATGTGCCATCAGCTCCGGTGGTGAACGCTGAACCACCACGACAGCACGGAACCAGCAGAATGCCCGCATTCGCCGGTATAAACGGCAGCAGTTTTTTGGCGATATGCAGCCCCTGCCCCACGGTTCCGTACTGCCCCTTTGACAGGTCCGCTTTCGGATGGTTAAGACGGCTCATGTCCTGCACATCATGCAGACAATGGTCCGCCAGAATGATGTCGTTATATTTGCATGCTGCACCGCCCGGTGTCACCGTACTGCGACGCGCCAGTTGCTTAATACGCGGGTCCGGACGGTCATATGTCCCCGGCAGCGGAAGGCCTTCACCATACGACATGCCGTTTGACTGCCCTGCCAGAACCACAACAAAGTAATACTCCGGGTCGCTGGTGGCGCTGATTACTGCACCTTCTGCTGCAATCGCCTGCATCAGAGTATAAGGGGTTATGGCCACCGGACTACCAAACGGCTGCCAGCCCTCTTTCAGTTTATGTGTCAGCTTTTCCGCAAGATCTGACGGCGACGCCGCCCTGACAACATCATAGTGTTTAAAAGCCATGAATCCTCCCGGCCGGGATAATATTGTGAGTAAAATGAGGAGCGGGCTGAAGTCCGGAAGTTACAGGACAATGGCAGAAGAGAGACGACAGCCCGCAATTCGAAAAAGACCGCGCAGTTGCGCAGAGTGACTACTATGGGGTATTATTCGCCAGCTGAAATATTACTTCACGTTTTATTGTTTATTCCTTGCCGCCCGCGTCTCCCAGCGCGGGCTTTTTTTGCCCACAAGAAAGCCCCTCCGGAGAGGGGCTGGAGAGTGGCGCTATGTGCCATTGCATGGTGCCGGGTGCCTCCCGGTGAATTCAGTACCAGCACCTGAATCCGCGATTATCCCATATACCTACTCGCTGATTGCCCCTCCGCACAGGGGGATTCACCATGCCAGTTTCTTTTAACAAACTCCCCGCAAACCAGACAACAGTCAACCGTCTGAATTGTGAGACATTTAAAAAAAAAGCCCGCAAAAGCGAGCCAGGGAAAATAAGTGTGGCGCGTTGTACTGGATTCGAACCAGTGACCGATTGCTTAGAAGGCAATTGCTCTGTCCGGCTGAGCTAACAACGCATGATGCAGATAATGGACCGCCATCGGGGACTTGAACCCCGCGCAGCCAGCTTCGAAGGCTGGCGCTCTTTCCTGATGAGCTAATGGCGGTATGTGATGGTGGCCCTTGCTGGATTTGAACCAGCGACCTGGCGATTATGAGTCGCTCGCTCTCACCACTGAGCTAAAGGGCCGGGAGCCGCATAATAACGACGCGTAATTAATTCTTCAATATCATCCGTTCTGGCTGACTAAATCCTGTACTTCCCGAACCGTCTGCTCAAAACGTTCAGTCTCCAGCTCAACGCCAATTGCACGACGCCCGAGCGCCAGTGCCGCTTTCACTGTCGAACCCGACCCCATGAAAAAATCTGCAATCAGGTCACCCGGACGACTGCTAGCGCTGATTATCTGCTGCAGCATTTCTGCCGGTTTTTCGCACGGATGTTTCCCGGGATAGAACTGCACCGGTTTATGCGTCCACACATCGGTATACGGCACCTGCACCGTCACGCCAAAATACCGCCGCAGATGTTTATATTCACTCAGCAGCTCCGCATACTGCCGGTTCAGTGAGGTATACGTATCCACCAGCTGGTGGTGGAGCTTTTCCAGTTCACCACGCCGATGCTTCTCTTCTGCCACCCGGGCAAACAGCGCCTGTAATTTCAGATAATCGCTTTCATTCGGCAACTGCCACTGACTGGCACTGAACCAGTGCGACACCATGTTTTTCTTTCCTGTGGCATCTGCAATCTGTTTTGCCGTTATCCCCAGGGCAGCTCGCGCATCACGAAAGTAAGAAATCAGCGGGGCCATCACATGCTGTTTCAGTGCACTGCCCTTCGCCTCATAGCCATCATCTTTCGGGCGGTACGGCCCCTGATAATGTTCCGCGAACAGAATGCGCTCTGTGGCGGGGAAATACGCCCGCAGGCTTTCCTTGTTGCATCCGTTCCAGCGTCCGGACGGCTTCGCTCAGATAATATGGTTCAGCACACTGAAGCGTTCACGCATCATGATTTCGATATCAGATGCCAGGCGATGACCACAGAACAGGTAAAGACTTCCGGCAGGTTTCAGCACCCGCCAGAACTGCGCCAGACACTGCTCCAGCCACTTCAGGTAATCATCGTCGCCCTTCCACTGGTTATCCCAGCCCTCAGGCTTCACTTTAAAGTACGGCGGGTCCGTGACTATCAGGTCAACAGAATTTTCGGGTAACGACCAGATAAATTCCAGGCAGTCGGCGGGTAATGACTCCAACTTACTGATAGTGTTTTATGTTCAGATAATGCCCGATGACCTTGTCATGCAGCTCCACCGATTTTGAGAACGACAGTGACTTCCGTCCCAGCCTTGCCAGATGTTGTCTCAGATTCAGATTATGTCGCTCAATGCGCTGAGTGTAACGCTTGCTGATAACGTGCAGCTTTCCCTTCAGGCGTGATTCATACAGCGGCCAGCCATCCGTCATCCATACCACGACCTCAAAGGCCGACAGCAGGCTCAGAAGACGCTCCAGTGTGGCCAGAGTGCGTTCACCGAAGACGTGCGCCACAACCGTCCTCCGTATCCTGTCATACGCGTAAAACAGCCAGCGCTGACGTGATTTAGCACCGACGTAGCCCCACTGTTCGTCCATTTCAGCGCAGACAATCACATCACTGCCCGGTTATATGCGCGAGGTTACCGACTGCGGCCTGAGTTTTTTAAGTGACGTAAAACCGTGTTGAGGCCAACGCCCATAATGCGTGCACTGGCGCGACATCCGACGCCATTCATGGCCATATCAATGATTTTCTGGTGCGTACCGGGCTGAGAGGCGGTGTAAGTGAACTGTAGTTGCCATGTTTTACGGCAATGAGAGCAGAGAT